GGCTTGACATCCGTCTCATTAACTGATAGGTTGTTGGATACTTTCCTTCCTCCCTCGAATGCAGCGTTGACCTCAGCCATTGTGGCTGGCTTCTCTATGACCTGTTCTGCCTCCATAACTGGAGCAGCCGCCTCGGTCTCTTCTCTGAGTTTCGCTAGCTGCTGCTGCTCTTCCTCTGTTAGCTGGGTAGCATCAACCTCTTCAGCTGTAACTTCCTCAGTAACAGTCTCTTCAGTTGTTGGTGTAACTACTTCTTCTTCGACACGCGCTTCGGCAGTGACTTCAGGTTCTGCTTGGGGTGCTCCTTCCGCCATTTCTTCGCTAACTGCGGCTTCTGGCTGAACAGGAACTTCACTTGTTGCTTGCTCTTGAACGGCATTTTCTATTTTTCTTTTAGATTCTAAGAGGTTTGCTACCTCATTTTTTATCGATGTTTTTCTACTCGCTGTACGAGCTTCTGTGAACTCGTCATATAGTCCCTCAATCTTAGCGTCAATTATGAACAATTCAATCTGATCCTCTTTGGACATAGACTGCCTTGCGTCAATTGACTCACGTCTAAGGTTATATATTTCTTCGTTGACCCTGTCTTTATCTTCTTGTAGCTTGGTTTTCTCTTGTTCAGATATACCTTCCACCTGCATGTCCGCATCGATCTTAGAAGTCTGAGACTTTAATTCAGATAACTTTGATAAATTTTCAGACTTAGGTAGTGAATATGGAAATACAGTACCTCCTGCGTGGTCTATGATTGACGGTGCATATCTAGATACTGAAATCAAACCTGGACTCACGGCGCCAATAGCCATTGCCTCCCATCCTTCGCGAGCTTCCGGCAGTTCGCCACCAGTTGCATAAGCCCAAAGGAAATCACCTGTCCAGCCAAGTCCCTCTTCTGTTGCTTCTTCGACTCCCTGCCCTGAAAACTCTTTGGCGAAATTAGCTACAACATTTTTAAACGTTTGTTTTGCTGCCGCTTGTTTTGCTGGATCAAGTGTAGAGTTCCATAGTTTTATATCGCCCATAAACCCAGACTCAATCAGCATTTCTTTAGCCCCCGAAAAGGTGATATATGAAGCCTTTTCTCCCAATGACATATCAGGATTGTCTCTAACCTCCCTGTACGCGTTGTTGGCACCCATATAGGCCATTAAGCCAGACGAAACGGGATTTGTAACTATGTTTGTTCCTGCAGCCTTTACGCCTGTTTGAGCCATTCCCAAAAGCCCAGGGGCTCTTGATGCGGTAAGGCCGAACTCAGAAACTGTTCCTACTGCGGGCGCACCCCCTCCCATTCCCATGGTCGAAGCTATTAGTGCGCTCTGTGCCGTAGCATCGGCTACGCCCATTCCAAACAAGACGGCAGCTTTATTAAAGTCACTCTGCTCAGAGAAGCTTTTGTTCATCTCCTCTGGAGTAAAGCCCCAAGTCTCTAGATATGCAGTGCGCATGTTCCGTGTGCGCTCTTCAAGCTCCTCAGCCCCTGGCATAAACGACGGATACAGAGAGTTGACTAAGTTCATTCCGGACAATGCCCAAACACCAGCGCCCGGGATCATTTCAAAGGCTTTTTTCTTAGCCTCTATATCCTGCCTGTACATGTCATACATTGCCTGTTGGCCTACCACCTCAGATGGCGCATGTGGCATAGACATTCTACCTGACTGTATCGCCTCCATCTCCCATTGAGGAAGAGTGCCTTCTTGATACTGAGTCCATCTAGCTCTATTTATCTCCTCAAGTTCTGCATAAGTCGGAAGCTCTTGCACATATCCCTTCATTCCGGGGCGCAGTTTCTGTGCTTCATAGCGCTCCTGTGCGGATAGCTGTGGGATTGGAGTTTGATCTTCTTCGATGGTTACCCGTTCAGGAAGAATGCCTCGTTGAAGATCTGTCCATGCAGAAGAATTCGCTTTAGCTGAGATCGACTCAGCAGACGGAAGATTCGCCACAGGAGCAAGCTTTTCTTTAAGCTGCTCTTGAGTTAATTCGGGACGCCCCTGAGCGACACGTTCCGCATATGTTTGAGCAACAGGCTCTGGCTCTATTTCGCCAGCCTGATTAAGGAGATTCGTATAGTATTCTACTTCAGCAAGATAAGCAGGCGTAGGCCTGGTTGGGTTCATCTGCTGCAATGCAGCGAGGCGATTCTTCGCCGTCGCTATCTCACGCTCTTTTAAAGTAGCCGAAGTAGGCTGAACCGATGCGGAAGCCGACTGCCCTGCTTGAGAAGAAGAAGCGCTTGTCTCTTCTTTTTTTTTTACTGGAATGGAGTATGTGGCTTCGAAATCGCCCAAAGATGAGCCGGGAGACAACCCAAGCTCATTTCTTAATCTCTCATTTGTATTGATATACTCGAATACTCTACCCCGATACTCTGGAGCCTCATATTGAGTTGTGAATTCTTCAAACGTCTTGGTGTATACGCCTCTATTTACAAGAGATTCATATAATTTTTTGAGCTCTTCATTCATGCTCCAAATTTAATACATTATTAGGGAAGATTATCAGTCGTCTAAATTGACTTCCCTGTTTGTTTGCAACTGCATTTTCAGCTGATCGTCAATCCAGTTTTGCAATTCCATGAATGATGCAACCTGATTTGCTTCGTAGCGTTCTCCAGCAACAATCTCAACCGTTTCGCCGCTCGGAGACTTTATGACCAACTTATCTTGTCCACCCATAAATCCAGGAAGCATAGTTGTGTCAGCCTCAACGGTGTATCCGGGTCCGAGTTTTTGCACGAGCCTATCAAACAATGGAACCAGTTGCTCTGGCTCAAGTCCGAATACTGCAGCCTCTATACCGGTATCATCTAGTAATTGCTGTGCAGTTCCAAGCCCTTCAGAAGTTAAGATAGACGCGTTGTAAGTTTCACTACGTCCCTTATAATCACTGTTCTGCCAGTCAAGGTATGTGCGCTGAATCTCAAGGTCTGGAATCAAGAACGCCCCAGCCTTTGTGGCGAACTGCTCGAACCCTGTGCTCTCTCCAGAGCCAGAAGTTGGAATCTCTATGCTCTCAATTCTTCCATCAGTGTATTCGATAGTAAGATCTGGTCCGTCCTTTTCTATTGAACGGATGTTAGGATTCGTTGCTCTGATGTTATCAGCAGCAGCGGCAGCCTCACGTTGAGGTCCGGAGTACAGCTTACGCAAAAGCTCAAGCTGATCCACTTCACTCTGAACCTGTTGTCCTCTAGTTATAGATGCAGACGATGGCTGAACGATAGGCATGGCTGTCTCCTTGCGGTCAAGCTGAACTCTGATCTGCGCACGAAGGGCCTCCTCGGCTGCCTTTCTTTGCTCCTCTGTGACCTTTGGCTGGTATAGATAGGTGTCATCCTGCTCTACCAATACTTTGTTTTCAGCAGAAGCTTCAGATGGATCCATTGTGAACTCATAACCCAAGTAGTCTGACAGCACGCCACCTACAAGTCTTTCTGACGAAAGCATAGCAGCAATAACATCGTTCTCTGCCTTCTGATATTCGGGACGCATGGTGATATCTTCAAGAGACATTACGCCACCTCTTCTAACAGCCTTAACGTAATCGCCCAATGGCTTCACATTCTTGGAAACCTCAGTAACTACATCGTATCTATCTATAAAGTCTCGCGAGTTTATAGACATGGCGGCAACGCTAACGTACTTTGATGGGTCAGCTATCACTCTTCCGTTCTCATCCTTCTCGGTAAGTACAACATTGTATCCGATTGGGTCAACAAAGATTCCCGTTTTCTTTGGGTCTCTATATCTATTAAGCATTTGGTTCTTAAATATCTCAAGACCACCTGCTTTACCTTCTTGCAACCGCTTCATAGACTCAGCATATAAGTCCCGGTCCTGCTGAGCGTTTGCAGACAGCAGATCAATGCCGTCCATTATGTTCTGTTTCTTCTTTAAGTATTCTCCTGGGTCAAGCAAGCCAGACTTCATCTGCTTCTCTGCCATTAGCAAAGCCTGACGGATATTGTTTGCGCCATCCATATAATACGCGCTAGACGTAGGAGGAAGGTTCTGCTGCATTTTCTCTGCAGCATTGAGCGTCTCCCTGGTTTGTCTATCAATATCATCGCGCCTAGCTTGACGATCTTTGGATATTCTTATTAAGTCATCCGAAAGGGTTTTTCCAATGGACGCCCAATCGACATACGCCGTATCGTCTCGCTCAACATATCCGTAGTAAGTCTTAGCCATTACTGCTTAGTGGTTGAAATTGATTTTCAAGATAAAATAGCTCATCTTGCAATGCACCAAGTTCAGAAGCTATCTGCCTTCTTTCCATTTGTAGATCCGGGGTAAATGTACCCTTCTTGCCAAACAGTTTATTCTTGTCTCTAATCTGCTGCATTGCTTCCGGACTCAACATATACAGTGGCAATTCCCCAAAAACAGTCGAAGCTGCGTCAGCAAGTGAAGACGTTGCGGATTGTAAGGCAGCGCCTCTTCTAGCATCTGCTTCAGCTGCAGCAAGTTGAGCACCCCTGGCCTCTGTCGCATCAAGTTGTGCTAACTTAGAAAGCCTAATCGCCTCATCTTTAGCTACGGCAACGTCTCTGTTGAATATATTTTGAGCCATGGCTTCACGCTCTCTTTCAGTAGCCTTCAATCCAGCCGCGCCAAGTCTGCCAATGCTAGCAGCAAGCTCTCTAGCGCCAGCCTCTCTAGCTGCTTCAGTGAACTGCATGGATTGAGCCGTTATATTTTGTAGTGCGTTCTCATATGCCTCGGTAGGAACTTGAAGCCTTTCGAACGGCGCCTCTTCCAGCTTAGCCCTTGCGGCAGCAATTGCCTTAGCTGCTTCAGATTCGGCTTCTTCCATTTTCTTTCTTTGAGCAGCGGCTTGACTATAGCTAAACCCAGCCCCTATAACTTGAGGTAGAATTTGTGCGCCTAGTTTTATTAATACTTGTGGAGGTATGGGAATCATAGTTCTACAAAGATAGTTTAAGGATATGACTTAAATACACTGGACTCAATACTAAACAACTCAACGGGTTGAGTATTCTCATTTGTTAATTTCACTTCGCAATAATAGCCAAGCGGTCCGTGTGATTCTGCTTGTGGGTTTTTTACTGAGAATATAAAATATCCAACAGAAGGTATCGGTCCTGCTGTTGCGTTAACAGTAATAACCTTACCTGATATATTTGTTATAGGCCCTACTAATAAAGGCTGTGGAGATGAGTTGAAATACAGATCGTCTCCGATGCTTAATATGCTTCCTATATTGAAATCAAATGTCAGCTCATAAGAAGTTCCGCCAACATTTACTATTGAAGATAGTGATCCAACGCCATCGATAGAACGTTGCTTTAAGTTGACTACATCTTCGTGGGCTCTAATAAAGGCGAAGTATGTTCCCTCCTTTTCTTCAAACCAACTACTTTCAATAATGCCACTCTGCAAATCAGTAACAGCCTCAGCCTTCCATGAGTCATTTGACTCTAGAGCGATTGTTTTAAAAACCTTGTTCTCCGTGGGAGACTGATTGAACACCGTTGTGACAGAGCAGTTGGGGGAATTATTAACGCCATAAAACTCACAACGCGTCTCATTGTGGTGGTGTTTGAATATATTACCGCCCTTAAATGTGTACAGATTATCGCTCATTCCAATAATAGATTCCGGAATGTAAGAATAAAATGTGGGAAATCCCTTAACCGCTGGGCTATATGATATTGTTTTATCGCTCATTATGGACAAGTTATTTCTAATTCGTACTCTGCGCTACCACCTACGGATACGATTCTAACAGTAGCGTCCGCTGGGGATTCTGTGGCTTTACTTACCGTCATGCTTCCTGAAGTAGACACTGCGCCACTCGATGTAGTGACTCCGTTGTATATCACTTGGAACTCAAGGGTTCCGCCGATAAGGCCAATAGTCCATATAAGGTCAAACGTTCCAGTGTCTTCACCGATAGAAAGCGTAAACGATTTCACCTCATCAGCTCCAATGCTAGAGTCAATATATGTTCCGCAAGGAATAACAACTGGCGCCCACTCAACTGCATTGTCGGGTTTTATGGACAACACATACTCATCTTGGAACGGATCGTATCCGCCAATCTTCTGAGAGCGTGGCGAGTTGTTAAACTCGTCTCTGAACCAAGACCCCATACCATATTCGGATATAATCTCAAGCGTTTCATTCCCGTAGCTTGAACCCGTAAGCTTCAAGACCGCTCCTCTTGCGGCATCCGTAAAGAACTTATCTACACCAAAAGAGGCGAAGCTCTCTGGGTTCTGACTGATGCCATACTCTTCGAGTCTCGCAATCTGAGTGCCTAAAACTTCTGGTATCGATGTGATAGAACCACCAGCGGCAGCGTCTGATAACAAGTTCTTGCCGGCAAGGACATAAGATATCTTGTCCTCCTGAAGAACGAGGATGTCCGTTTGCCTGCCATGCAGTTTCTGGATGGACGCAAACGACTTCTCTAGATCCTTATAGTTGACAAGCGCTATGTTAAACTCGTTAAGCTTATTCACGTTAGTCTCCGGTCTGTATACACCGCTATACGTTAAAGATGCATATCTATGCACCTCAGAATAATCCTCTTCAGCGACAGCGCTAAATCTATTGCCAATGACAACTGATCTGGCTGTTACGCCATCAAGGTACTTGTACCCTTCTACTCCGTTGCCAAACGTGTAACAGTTAAAGAAGTCTAAATCGAGTACGGCTGGCTGAACAGCGCCCTGATTTAAAACGTTGCCCTGATGGTAGCCCCCAATGATAGCAAAGCTCTGAGAGCCTTCGTAGTATAGGTCTTCATTTACCTCGCTTGGTTCTGTCTCAAAAACAATAAGGCTATCGAATGCGCCTGCAAAAAACGTAGATGCGTTTATTTTCATATACAATCCAGCAGGGGCAGTGCCTATGAAGCTAGCGGGCTGGGATTGAACATCCAAGACTTCTACCATTGTAGAAGTGGTAAGCGGACCATTCGCGTCAGCTTTAACGTATAGCTTAGAACCTACTGTTGGCGTCAGTTGATTTTGCCCATCAAGCTTAAACCATGTGCCGAGGGATGCAGACGAGTAGTGCTCGTTTGAGTATACAATATTATACGCCCCCTTGGATTGCTTTATGGACAGCTTATAACGCGTTGCCCAATTTGGCGGAAGGTGGTTTATATATGTTCGTATGTGGTTCCTGCCAGCAGAAAAACTAGGTGGGAAGAATACAGAGTTGGTGTCACAAACTATAGTTGTTGAGTTTCTTCCAAACTCATCCATATAAATGATGCCAACCTCATAACCCCTGTTACTGTGCAAGCTTCTGTTCTTATGGTATTTCACATAAGAAATCTTGGCAGAGATTATTCTATAGTACTGATATATGTATGCAGTCGGCCCTGACCCAGAGCCATCCCAAAATTCCATTACCGGAATAGTTAGGTCTATAGTGTCCGCCGTTGTTGAGTCCACATCTATTGGTTCACCTATCGCAGAGAAACCGTATCCCGTTTTGCCAAATGAAACCGCGGTTCCGACCAGAGGTGATGAGGAACATCCAAACATGTCGGACAACGTAGAACCAGAGCAGCTTGTGCCTATAGGCTGAATGTTGGCTGCGGTACCAATGTCGTCAAGGAACGATAAAGACGCCGCAAGTGCAGCGGCATTAGTGTAGTTCGCATCAACCCTTATGGTTTTGGATACAGAAAACGGTCTACCATTAACAGTCCCCGGCTGACTTGTTCCTCCTCCGTCGTAGCATTCAACACCACCAAGCTCTAATTCAATAACAAGATCATCCCCCTCTTCAATACTTACGTTACTGAAGTCCAAGGTTATCACGTTATCAAATGGACCTGTAGGAGGAGTTACGAACCCCGGATCGTATGCTGTATTGCTAAATGAAAAAGTATCCTCTACAGCGTCGGGAGGGGTTATTGCCTCTGTCTGCGCTTCTAGGGTGTAATCTATTTCTATTGGCTGATTATCAGCATCTATAATGTCATACCCTTCTACATAGTTTCCGAAGGTAACTCGGTTCCCTATGAGCGTTTGAGCTTTGGCTAGCCTTGGGACATTGTCGTATATGTGAAGTAGGTCGCTTTCTAAAAGGCTAGTGTATATCTTCTTGGCTCCGAACTCAATAGTTTGAACTGAATTGTCAGCCCACCCTTGCTCCTCTTTATTGAACTTCTGAATTACATTAATGACGTTTGAGTCATTAAGCTTAAAGCATAAGTCAATACCGACAACGTTTTTGCCGCCCGTATTGAAAGAGACGTCTACGGCGTTGTATATGTTTGACATTCCGTCGTTTACATATAGCTCCTCATTTAAGAGAAAACTCCCGGGAACAAACGCTGAATCAGAAAACTGAGACAGGGCGCTGTACTCGCCATCTAGATACTTATATCTATAGGCAAAGCATGTGAACTTGTCGATTATGTAATCCTCAAAGCTGCCGATTGTTTTCATCACTATGGATGGAGACTCAATCGGGAATGGCTTTATCAGAGCAATGTCGCCCTCTTCTATTTGGTCCACGCCAGCCACTGGGAAGGGGTAGTGTCTGTTGACATTAATCTCCCTTGGCTGATTGTAGTTGTCTGTCCATAACAAAAGGTCGTCTACAATATTAACGCCAGTAATAAGGTACTCGGGATTGAAGTTCAATACCGTAGTGGAGATGACGTGGTATGTAAGAGACTGGAGTACATCGTTATATGATACGATCATATCAACCCCATCAACCGGAGAGTGAACGAACCAATAAATGGTTTCCGTAGACTCATTCTGAATAGCGCCGATACATACAGCACTATCGCTCAATGGAGATCCGTCATATTTTAGGGTTGTCAACTGTGTGTTGCCCTTCACATTTTTTAAAGCGCCAGCATTTGCAGACTCAGCGGAAGATACATCAACATTAAGGGCGTCAATGTATTCGCCGTTTTGCACGAGCCTTTCATCAAGGCTCTTGTTCATGCGACCTCTTATGAAGTTGTTCTGTAGCTGCATGTTACTTTATCCACTTATCTTGACCACGCAAACTCATAAGCAATCTTCCTGGGTGGATGTTGCTCATTCTGATTTTAGCATTACGCAAAAGCGCAGTCTTCTCTCTTCGTGCTCTATTGACAATATATTCTTGTACGCCAAGCTTTGAGGATAGGATGGAATATCTGATGTACGCATATATGTACTCTTCAAACAGCTTGTTAACCGTAATCAAAGAAGCGTCTCCACCCTCCATGCCGTCGGACACATACTCTAGGATGCACAACTTGTTGGTCATCCCGGAGCTGAAATTGATGACTCCGCTTTTCTTATCTATTCTAAAAGTTGGATTTGCATTCGCAGTCTCGGTATTCAAACCGTAGTGTGCGCCAATGCCGTATTCAAAATACCATGCACCATCATACTGCCATCCTTCCTGACCATTGAAGGGGCTGCCTTCGTTTAGGTAGATGCTCTTCTGCTGCTTGGTGATTCTATCATAATCAATGTTAGAGAACTCTGGCTTTAGAATATCTCCATTATGGTCGAACAATATCTTACCGCGCTGGTCCTGTAGATAGGCTTTTGCGCTGTTTAGCTGAATGTTCTCCGTGAGAGGGTAGATGTACCCATTCTCATACATAGAAACGCGCACCCAGTTGACATAATCAGATGGCAACACAAAACGCAGTCTGTCGTCTACGCTAAGCTCAAGGACTTTGATTTCCTTAAACGCGTCGTAGTTAAGCTCTTGTATGCCACGCTTTGCGTGAAATAAGACCTGATATCTGTTGACGTTGTTTACTAGTTCGTTGTTGCCCGCGTAAATCAACATGAAGTTGTTTACGATATCTTCAAGACATACATACTGATATGAGCCCCAATTGACATCGTCCTGAGCTGAACCGCTATTTGCGTAATACTGATATTCTGTTAGGTATGCCATGGCTTATTGTTCAGTAGCGTTTTCTTTCTGTTCCTCCGCATTTCCAAAGGTGTATATGTCTCCCTCTCTAACAGAGATGCCTGCATATTCTAATATCTTCACTACCAATGTTGGCTCATCAGACAATGGCAACTCAAAGTCTTGGTAGTCAGATGCACTCTGGTTGAACACGGGCTCTCCGCCGCTTAGCGACACATAAGTCCACTTAGGATCTTTAGGGTATCTAATATAGTAAGCCACTGCATCCACGGGGCCATTGATGGTGGTCGGGTAAATGGTCACGGATGATCCAGTAACGCCAGGGAACAGTATAGCCGTTGAGTCGGCTGAGCGATATGTATATACGGGGAATGCTTTCGTTGGTGCCATGAATGACGAACGGAGCATGGGCCGTAGCTTGTTCTCCTCTATGGGTTCAATCTCCGCGCCAGTACTCGCGTACTCAAGAACATTTAGATAGTAGCAGTCGGATGGGACTTGATAGATACTGTCCGATAAATTCTCCAACTGCAAAAACGTAGAGAATGAAGAGATTACCTCGTCGTATTGTTTAGCAATATCAGCCAATCCGCTGCCTGAAATTCTAGCATTCTGCTTGTTTATCTGATTGTTAAACTTGTAGAAGTAGCTTTCAAAAATGTCAAGCTGCGCTTGCTTTGCGAATAAGTTAAAATCTGCCGGAGAAATGTAACCGTAGTTATTTTTATTCATCACCGACAGCACGGTATTACGCACTGAATCTATCATATGCTAACTTTTTGACAAAGATAGATAAAAAAAAGGGGCTACTATTCGCAGCCCCCTTCTCCATAAACACATACAGACACTATAGATTGTTCTCTAAAAGCTTTAGAGTTTCAATCCCCTCATCGCTCTGCAAGTATGAAGATACAATAAACTGTGCAGATTCTCCATGAGGTACAGTCAACATCTTACTCTTGTTAGTAGGAAGGTTGAAGTAGATGTCTCGTCCTTTGTTACGAGTACGCAATAAACCGAGGTCAAAGAACTTGGCAACCTTAGACTGCAATGACAATGTAGGATCATTCAGGGTATCCAAGAAACCAATAGGGTTCTTCTTAGCGTACACCAATACGTCGCGCTTCAACTCAGCGCTTGTCATCTTGTCAACTTTAGAGCCAACCAAGATTCTTGCAACTAGCTCGACCATGTCGATATCAAGCTCGCGAGCTTTGATAAGTGCCTCAACCTCAGCGTTTAATCTTTCTACCTCATCGACAGCATCGCGCTCGTTATTGAGTTCGATATAAATCTTACCGTTTCCAGGGTGCAATTCCAAGAACTGCTGCAGTACGGGGTTTGTCTTAGGGACGTGCAAGAAGCCATTCTCAAAGATGATGGGCTCTAGGATTGCATTACCATCCTGTTCATCTTCAAACGGCGAACGCTGATTGCTCGCGTACCGAAGAGGGCGATTGGTTTTTCCGTCGAAATAAAGAAGGGGTTTTCTTCTCGTGTTACGAGATGCGAGCATTAAGCTCAATGGCGCGTTAGGGCGCTTTAACATGTACGACTTGTCTTCAGCCGTAGTGAACTCTTGTGACATTTGATAGGATATAATTATAATTAAAAAAAGGGGGAGGGAAGAACCCTCCCCCCCGTTAGTTAATCCAATTAGGATTAGTCTTCGAACAATACGAAGTTGTTAGCACCCAAGGTACAAACAGCACGCTCAGACAAGAAGTGAACTTCCATGGCATCCAAGCTAGAGGTAGCAGCACCACCAGCAGAACCAGTAATCCAAGTCTTGTAGCGACGATCTTCTGTTTCAGAAGCACGATAGCGAACGTGCAAGAAAGGACGCTTAGCGTTCTTACCAAGGATCTGGTCATAAACAGTAGTAGAACCAGCAGGAACCAACATACCGTTTACTTTACCAGAAGCGATACCGCCACGCATCGTGGGATCGTTCAAGTATTTCCAGTCAGTCTTGTAGAAGTCATAACCACGACGGAATCCTTTGAAGCCAAGGTTCAAAGCCATAGTCTCGTCGTTGTCAAACAAACCGAAAGAAGTACCATTCACACCGTAAGAGTTTTGAGCAGCCAACATATCGTCGATGTCAAAGCTGAACTGACGGTTCAAGAAGATTACGTTCTCCTCGATAGCACCTTGGTTGTCCAAGCGCTCGATGATGGTATCGAATTCAGGAAGGGTAGATGGGTTACCACCAGACCATACGTTACCACGCTGACTAACGCTATAGAATACACCTTCAGAACCCTTGTAAGTAACACCTGCACCAGCAGCTGCACCAGAACCAGCCTCAGCGGGAACGGCTTCAACCATTGCAGTCTCCAAGTAGTCTTCAAAGCGCAAGCGAGTCTCGTGCTCAGACTTCAAGTACCACAAGTAACCGCTAGCGCCGTTCTCTGTAGTAACTTCAACCCAACCGATTTGAGCCATGTCAGAACCAGATACAGCGTACTTGTCCTTGATGATGATGGGGCTGTTCTCGAAGATCTCGTCGTCAGCCTCCAAAGAGCCGTCCATTCCTTCGGTGCCTTTCTTGAACTCAGAACCGTAGATGAATACGGTACAAGCAAGACCTGCGTCGAAGCTCTGACCAGCTGCCTCGTAGTAAGCAACGTCAATAGTACCAGCTGCAGTATCTACAGCAGTAACGATAGCCTTGTTAGAACCAACGCCGCCGTTCTCGGAAACCATGATGGTTTGTCCAACGCGGATAGCGATAGATCCAGTTCCAGGAGCCAATACGTCAGAGATGGTCAACGTA